ATATGAACACGCAACTTACAATCGCGTTTTTTGATTTAGTGAGCAACCACCAAGATGTCTTAGGCTTAGACATCATCTGGTCATGTTCTAATCCAGAATATGATCTTATCAGCAAGGTATTCGCTGATAACTACCAAAGTCTAGGAATCAAACCAGTTGTGGTATTCCCGAATTCTTCACTCTATGGAAAGAATTATCTAGTCAATTTCTTTGACGAGACCGGAAAGGTCCTCGTCTTTGACAAGCTAATTAGTTCTAAAAAGTGGAGAGAATTCGAAAGAGAACGGGGTCTGGGGAAGAACGTAGTCTTTACGATTCTTCGAGAGGATGGGGAGGTTGGTGAGGTGTTCAAACACCTTGCTGGGCTAACTCTGAGTCTCACAGTCACCTGTGTCGATCAAAACGCTACCAACAAAGGAGTTGGTTTCCTAAACCGTTTTGACCTTTCTGATCTTCTAGCTCCTTGGAAGATCTCCCAATATTGGACACTCCCTGATTTTGTCCAATTTTCTAAGTACATCACGACCTACCCGACGGCAGCATCATCCTTCGTCGAGTCAGAGCTTCAGGAGTTACCTACTGTTCCAGCAAGATTCACTGGTTCGAAGGTTTTCTTCGTGGGCCGACTTGGCAAGTTTATACTCAATCGGGTTAGGGCATCACACGCACGTGGGAACATCCAGTTCCTCCAAGCATGGTTCCATGCAAAGAGGGGGTGCAACACCGTGCCTGATGAGTTCGTGGCGTTGGCCAAAGAGAAACACAGAGCATCTCTTGAGACTCCTTTCGTTTGTAAGACGGAGACAGGAGAGATTGTTATTGATGACCCGGAAGATCTTCCAATGGAGGATCAACCGCGTCTCGAACAACATAACAGTCTTTTTAAAGAAACCTTATCAGATCTAATTGATGTGATCTTCCCCAAAAGAGGAAGGTCAGCAATCGATTTTAGTCAATATGGTGACTGTCATTTTGAAGCATCTAATTCCGCGTGCTTCGAGCGGAAGAGGAGTCAAGGAGGTTGTAGAGAGGAGGTTCGTAGTGTTTATGGGCTTGGGGGGGAAGGTGAAGGTTCGGTTGGAAACCTGGGGAGGAGTTATTTGGCTGGAATGAGATATCACCCACGGGTGGGAGTCTGTGAAATCCGGTCAGACCTCTTTTCAAAGGTCTACATCTCAGATCTTAGGTTGGAGCTCGATTTTGATCAATATTCTCTTATTAGGGATATCGCTCTTGATTTTGAAGCTAGTACACTCGACACAGATCTTTTTCAGCGGAAGCTTCAGGCGACCGTTGCTTGTGTTCGAGAGCCCCTAAAAGTAAGGGTCTTAACGAAATGTGAGGCTATACCTCAATTTTTGGCTAAGCCCCTCCAGAAGTTAATGTGGAACTCCCTTCGAGAGTTCGATCCATTCAAGCTCATAGGTGAGCCTGTGGAGTCTCAGCATATTCAGGAACTTCTTCAAAAAGATTTTCGATCTCGCGCTCAGTTTTCGCTTGCACCGTCCGGGGACGATGGTGTGAGTGGGGATTGGGATAGACGTGGGAATGAGGATAGATATGGAGAGTTAAGAAAGCATTTGGTCGAACTGATCATTTGTAGTGGAGACTATAGCGCGGCAACCGATGGTTTGGATCCCATCAAGTCTGAAATGACTTTGGATAAAATCATGGATAATCTCTGCCTACCTTTATGGTATCAAGAATTGTGTTCTAAAGTTCTAGGAATGCAAGAAATTGGCTATGGGGAGAGAAATTGTGATGGATCGTTCGAGCAGAAGAGAGGTCAACTAATGGGTTCGGTTCTATCCTTTCCTATCCTTTGCATTCTTAACATGATGACATACTTGATGTCACGTGAGGATGCGCGCCTTCTCGTGAGAGAAGCCGCTAGGGATGGGGATCGCCTTCGCCTTAATCACCTACCCGTCTTGATCAACGGGGATGATATTCTTTTCTGTGCGAACAGAGAGGAGTATCGGAGATGGTCTGAAGTGATCGGTGATATTGGTTTTACCAAGTCACTGGGGAAGAACCTAGTTTCTCGGAAGTTTTGCACGATAAATAGTTGCACCTTTGAAGTACGAGAACTAGATTGGAATCTGGAGAGGGATAGAGTTAGATCTGAAACTATGGAGAAGTGGGTGGGAGAGAGAGAGGATGAGATTGGTTGGGAGCTGGATTCGGATGGGGTCGACGGGTTGTTTCCTGTTGGCTACGCTGAGTCCTATGATCCTGATTATGATTGTCTATCTAATCTGTTACCGAGACGATTCAAGAACTACGAGGTAAAGAAACTCGATTATCTGAACGTCGGACTTCTTCGGGGTCAGTCCAAGATAAACAACCATTTAGGTGACGATGAATCCCCGATCTGGGATATCTACAATAAATGTCTTCATGAAAGTACAAACAAGCACTTTTTTGTCCAACAATTTCTCCGTTTTAACAAGGAGAAGTTAGATTATATGACTAGTGATGGTCTATATAATCTTTACCTACCAAGATCTCTTGGGGGTTGTGGATTTCATGGAGATGCCTTGGCCTATACGCCGTATCAGATTGCTCTGGCGTCGTATCTTTATCGTAGAAATAGTCATGTTCAGAATGGTAAGAGGCCCGTCCGAGGGCTGGGACTGGTAAATACTGTCAAAACTCCGTATGTATCCGTTATGGAAGCGGATAAGGGAAGACCAGTACTGGCGGTGTCGAAATACGACGTGCCGCGAGAGGGATGGAAGAGAAAACTTGAGGTACCTTTGAGGGAGCCCAATGGCCAACCATCGGTGGAAGCTGACTTAGTTGTCAACTTTCCCGACCGTTTAGAGAAACGGGTTGCGCCATTGCCCTTAGAAATCTTAAAAACTTTTCCTGAAGAACTGGAGTACCTAGCGAAGTTTAGGCAGGGTAGAGAAGGGGAAGAAATAGAAGAAGACTGTCCTGAAAAGGACAGTGGAGATGAAGAGGAATTCCCCGGCGCCTATGAGATTACCCGCATGTCACCTGATATCGATGATGGTCAACAGGCCTTCATACAACCTTATCCCTCAAACCGAGAGGATAATCAAGGGGTTGTTTGTGAAGACTGTGGTCCTCGGAAAGACTCCGAGGATTTCAAAGCCAGAATTGACTTTATGGGGATGATGTGGGATCTCATCTAAATCACTGTTCTGGTGCAGACAGCGAAGGGTCTTGTGGGG